CAATTTGTATTGTGTCTCACGGGCGGGTCATTCAGGGCGTGCTTGCGATTCTAAAAAGTGGAGCTGTGGATGATTTTCACAGGTATGCACAACCCAACGCGAGTTACTCCGTTTTTGACCTGATTAATGGAAGATGTGTCGCTCTCAGGTGGGGAATTGCTACACATTTACGTCTGCTGGATTAGCCGTTACCTTTCAGTCATTCAAAGCTATCATGATTTAAGCACAGGGTCCGCTCTTCGCTCAAAGCAGACGGTCAAATTTAATGATGTGATGCCAGTAAAACCGTCAGCTCAAGTCTGATCTGACGCATTATGAGCCATCAAAAATTAGGCCTGTACAGGAGTGCTGACAGACTCGAACATGGCAAAGTTCAGGCCTTTTCCTTCACCAAATTCCTCTTCGATCTCCCCGGATACGGCGGTCAGGACGTCTGTCAGCGTCAGCTCACCGCCACCGAACATATCCCCCAGCGCCTGCTGCTGGTGTAACAACTCGTCGTTGATCATCTGCGCCATCTTTTTAAACGCGGCCCCGATACGTTTTGCGCTGCGGTTGTTTGCCACGATAAACAGCGCCAGCGCTTCGGCCTCTTTGCTGGATTCTTCAAATAATCCCTGCTGCGCCAGTACTTCCTGTATGGCCTGTCCGCTGTCTTTAGCCTGGCGAACCAGCTTGATAGCATCCTGCAACGCGGCGATTGCCTGCTGATCGAGACCATCAACCGACTGCACACCATCCACCAGCCCGGTGACGGCCTGCCGGTGAACGTCGCCGGATAGCATCTGCATCTGTGCAAACTCGCTTGCCGCCGTGTTGAGCGCTGTTAGGATATTGCGCATTTCCGGGTCCGGCTCTTCGGATACCAGCTTAACCAGCCGTTCGTCTTTGTAGGCACGGGCAAAGATCGCATTCTGCATGCGGTCAATCAGCTGCTTCGTCGGGCGCCCGTCTTCGGTCAGTAGGCCTGCGGTCGCTGTGTCGCCAATCTCTTTCATGAATGCCCGGATAAAGCCGTCGTTTGAGCGTGCCAGAAGGTTGCCGTCGTCGGACGGATTGAAGATGGCCATCAGACGCTCATCGAGCATTTCGGCATCGACAAAGGCCTTCTCACTCGCCGCCATTTCCTGCAAATCGGAGAGGTTGGAGTCTTTCGCAAACTGCGCACGGTCAACGTCGGTAATGCGCTCACGCACCAGTACCGGCATATCCATCTGCGCGATATCCGACGCTTTAAGGCCGAAATCTTTTGCGTGCTCAATCAGATACTGGCGGTACTCGTCGGCCTGCCCCTGCTCATAGGCGCGGGTGATCCCCATCGAGCGCCCGTTACCCGACTCAACCACGTTATCTGCGCCCACGATTGGCGCGCCGTGGCTGCTCATGCCTGAATCAGTCAGCTTTGCCGGTCGGAGGTTGCCCGCGATTTTAGATACCTGCACTTTACTGGTCAGGCGCGTGCGGTCGCGTGGCTGCAACTCAGCCGGGAAAAGCGGGTTTATTGTGCCGTCGAGGTTGTTAGAAATAATCAGGTGGCGCGCATCAACCACCTTAAACGCCGTCTTTACCTCCTGCCCTTTGCCGGTAACGACATATGACGATCGCCCCGTTGTGGTCTGTGCTTTACGCAGTGAGCCCACCAGCCCGATCAGGGCAAATATGCTGCCAGCGTCGCTCAGCAGATTTCGTAATTTCTCGTTAAGCATTTTGTTCCCAGGAATAAAAACCCCGCCGAAACGGGGTTGATGTTTAAGCAGCGAGGCCGCTGGCGGCTATCCAGCTGGCGGTCTGTTGTCTCGCGTCGTCGAGCTCCAGATAAACGCCGATGTAGTCACCGACACGGCGCAGCGTCTCAACAAAATCCAGTTGCGCCTGGCTGATGAACTTACCGGCCAGAAAGTCAGTAACAACTTCGGGAACGGGCTGATCTTCCTTCACGGGTTCCGGCTGTGGCTCAGTGACCGGCGCGGGTGCCGGTTCGCTGGTGGCGGGTGCTGGCGCAACGCCATAACCCAGCTGGAGCATGATCGCCTCCATCTGGTCATTGAGATCCAGAAGGTCCAGCCCCTTAACAGTCGGGGCTTTGATAATCAGCTCGTCCAGCTGGTCGGCTAAATCCAGCTTTTGCAGTGCGGTTAAGGTCATGCGGCCACCCCGTTACGCTGCACGGCCACCAGCAGATCGCTAAGATGCTGCACGGCGTCATTGACCAGCGATTCGTTTTCATCGAATACACCCGCGGCCGTCAGTGCGGCAATGGCCTCACGGACCTGGGTACGGCCAGCACGGATCACGTCCATATCGTCGGTATCGAGCGAAGTCAGCCCCTGAAGGTAATCAATCGCCTTCTGCGCCTGGGTGTCTGCTTCCGGCACTGGCTCAGGCTGCGGTTCTGGTTGTGGCTCTGGCTGCGGGGCTGGCTCTGGCTCAGAGGTGCTTAGTTCCTCCACCAGCGGAATACGCTTGCCGGTGATCATCGCGGCTTCTACAGCCTTCAGATAATCAGGGCTTTGATTAACCTCCACATAGTCCGCCGCTTGCTTCATCTGATCACTGCCATAACCCAGCGCTTCGGCCCAGGCATTTACCAAGTCTGACGCCCAGCCTACAAGATCGCCCAAGCGTTTCGCCGCCATCCAGAACGGGTCTATGTTTTCACGATCGTCAGTCACGTCGGTCTCCTCCTGCTTTGGTTCACCTGCTGCAAGGATCTGCAATCTGGCGTTAATGGCCTGATTGAAATAGGTCAGGTCTTCACCTTCCGGGTAGGCCACGCCAGTCAGGTTTTTACGGGCAACCATGCGCACCTGTTTTGCGTAGGTGTCCGGGTCTTCTGAGAACATTTCCAGATACTGTGCGGCGTAATCGCTCATCTTGTCGGCCACGTTTACGGCCAGCGCATCGAGATCCGCATGCGTAGGGATCAGCTTCAGCTCAAAGTCAGCAATCTCTTTGTCAGTAAGCGGACGGTCGTAGGAAATAATGCCGTTACGCGCAACGCCGCTGTATGGCAGGCCTTCTGCTGGCTGGTCTGCAACGGAAGCATATTCAGGCGGTACCGCGCCGATACCCACTGGCCGGTTTACCAGCGCATAGCGCCAGACGGCTGCGGGTGTGACAGGTTGTGGCTCTGGCTGTGGTTCTGATTGCGGCTCTGGTTGTGGCTCTGGCTGTGGTTCTGATTGCGGCTCTGGTTGTGGCTCTGGCTGTGGTTCTGATTGCGGCTCTGGCTGTGGTTCTGGTTGCGGCGCCGGTTCAGGTTGTGGCTCCTGCGTCAAAACTGGCTCAGCACTGACACGGTATTTATCCGCCGCGCCGGCGCGGTAGGCCTTCAGCAGTTTGGTAGCCGCTTTACCCATATCCCCGCCCTGGCTGGATTTGGACGGCATTTCAAACGTGGTCCCGTCCGCTTCGGTGATGATCACCTTGCCTTCGAGCTCGCCGTCCGGGTCATAGCTGTGATAGCGGACGGTCGCGCCATTGCTCAGAGTCGCCTGCCCGTCCATGTTCAGCCGCGCTTTAACCTGGATAGTGCGGTCGCTGAAAGTGTCCGTGTTTTCAGGCTCACTGGCTTTCGCTTGCTGCAACGCCGCCAGCTGGCCGGTAAGGTCGGCATTGATCTGGCGCTGGGCTGCGACTTTGCCGCGCAGCGTCTGCTCATTATCCTGCTGCATCTGCACGCGTGCGGTCTGTGTATCCACCACTTCCAGCAGTGCAGACTGCTGATCTGCCAGCTTGTCCGTTTCGGCCTGTGTGGTTTCCACTTCTGCGCGTAACTTCGTCTGTGCATCCTTCTGCTTTGTGAACTTGCCGCTATTCTTCTCAATCAGGTTGGAAAGCGCCTGAGTGACCTGCTGCAGCGACACATCCCGTCCACTGATGGGGGCCACAATGTGTGTCACGTCGCGCTTATTGATCAGGAACTGAAACGCCACCAGCGTATCCTGATTGCGGATCTTGCCGTTGTCAGCGGTCGGAGAGTGGAACACCAGCGACACGCTCTGCCCGTCTGATAATGGAATCAGCGCACTCATAACCGGTATGCTGGCCACACGGCGAACCTTACCAATCACCGCGCCGCCCACGGTTTTTTGCCCGGTAGTATCAGCGCCGGCATCGTCAGTACCGGCGCTAATATTGGTCCCGTTCAGGCCACGGTTTAACGCTTTCACAAAGGCACGCATGGTCTGCGCCAGACGCATGCGCTCAGTGCTGATCGCCTCAAACATCGCACCCGGCACCAGACTTTCATTTCCCAGGTAGGTGTGATCTATATCGTCGATAGTGGCGCTTTCCAGCATCATATCCGCGCTGCTGCCGGTCATCAGGCCGTCATAAACCGCCTGCGCCAGCACTGCGCCCGGTGTGCGGCTCTGGAGGTCCAGCACCATACGGTTGCTTAAAATCTCATTCATCATGCTGCCTCTTCCAGTTGGGCGATCTGCTCTTTCAGCTGGCGGGTGATCGCCTGCTCCTGATTAAGCTCGGTCTGTAAGCTGTCCGCGTTTTTCTGTGCCGCATCGGCATCCCGCGTCAGCTGGTCAGCCTTCGCCTGGGTGTCTGCGATACCCGCTTTATAGGCGTCACGCTGCTGGCGCACTTCGGCCAGCAGCTGAACTGACGATTTCACGCCGCGTTTTGGCTGCGGTGTGTCGTCCTTGCTGGCGGCGACACGTGCCATCTTGCGCGCCAGCGCCTTCTGAAATGCCGTCGAGCCTTTCTTAAACAGCGCGGCCAGCTGGCGGCCGAGATCGGGGATTGTGGTGACGTGGGTAAATGGCACGTTTTTCCCGTTCAGCTTCAGGCCGGAAATGTCGCCGCTATCGTTGACCTGCACGGTCATGACCTGCTCATCCATACCGGTGAGGCTGAAGGTTTTAGTGGGTACACCATCCTTTTTACGGGCTGCGCCGGCGGCGGTGATTTTGGCTACCTCAAAGCCGCTGGTGGCGATCGCCTTTTTCAGCTTCGCCAGGCCCTTCTCGTTGAGCTCGTCAAAGCTCAGCAGGACATAGGTCTTAGGATTCGACACAGTATTCCCCCTGCTCTGACTTACTCAGCTGATAGGTTCTGGTGACGGTATCCTGCAACGGGAAAATACGGTAAAGAGGGTTAAGACGGCTGTTACCGTGCGTGACACGCACTGTCAGATACCATTCACCTGGCTCCAGATAACGCGTATCGATCAGCAGAAACTCTTCACTCACACCTTTAGGCGAGAGGTCCAGCGTGCGCTGCTTGCCGGAGATAACCACTGTCGGATCGTTACTGTCGCGCAGCCAGTACTCGATTTTTGCCCCCGCTAGTTTACCCGCGCAGGCAATATTAAAGCGGACCGGGAACGCCAGAGCGTTGTCACGTACCACAGCTACACCGCAACTCAGTAATGCCACTTTTTTACGGGCAATCGCGCAGCGATCAAATACCATCGCCGCCGCCATCGCTGTAATAAACAGATTCTGGTAATCAATCATTGGCCGGAGCCTCCTTTTGACCCAAATACGCCGTTTATTGCCGCAATGAGTCGTTCTTTAAATACAGTTGAGAGTTCACGCCAGTTGTTGCTTGCAACTAACACGGCGAGATAAATCACGATTTCGTCCAGTCCTTGCTGTCGCGCAAAAAAATAAGCCGTCAGTCCGGTAATCAGCGCCAGCACCAGCTCGGTGGTGAAATTGAATACGTTTGGTTTGATCCGGTATTCGCGCACTCCCAGCAGGAATACGCCTGTGCCGCTTAGCAAAGACAGGAGAAGCGAAACCGCGAGCATTTTTTCTACATCGGTCACATACCCCCCTTAGCACCTGGTAATCAGGTGGCGTGAGGGTACGGAGTCTGTAATTTAGAGAGGTAAAGAAAAACAGCGCCTGGAGGCGCTGTTTTGAGGGAGATTAGATTGCTGCTGGTGGCGCAGGCCAGGCAGATTCCGGCACGTTGCCGATATCGGTCTCTTTCAGCTGCCGGATGTAGGCCATCCACTCCACCAGCTGCAACTTGTCGTTATCCGGAAGGATGCCAAGCGCCAGCTCCGCCTGCCAGTCACTGATAAAGGCCCGCGCTTTTGCCAGCAGTGAACTTCTGGTGCGCTCAGCCATTTCCTGCAGCTCTGCGGCAGAGTGTTTATAAGCCTCCACTTTGCCATTACGGTAAACCCATCCGCCTAATCTATCCATGCCGTCTGGAATATCCGAAGCGGCCACCTCTGCCACCCAGCAGTTGATCGGCCACAGTTTTGAAGCATCCGTGTCAAAGCTGACTACCCGACCTGCTTCGTCGTACACAATTTTCATCGTGTCTGGTGAATACAGTTTTTGCGATTCATACCAGTCCTGACCGCTTTTGCAACGGACGAAAATGATATTCATGTTATTGAGCGACTGTAGTCTGGCGGCCTCAACTTTTTCTTCATCAGTGGAAGATTCAGTAACGACCGGCACATCCGGTGTATATTTTTTAAATGGTCCAAAATTTAACATGTTCATCCTTACGCAAAGCCTGCTGTATACCAGCCACCGTTAATACAGTACTGAACACAACGCGCCGTCACGACGTCGATATATTGGTCCTGGTTGTCGTTCCTGGCAGACGTTATAACGTAGCCGCTCTCTTCAGTAATACCGGGGCCGTTCCAGGTTGATGCTTGTTTAAAACCGGCAAATCTGACGGCACTAACATATCGTGCTGCGATGTAGTTATTGATGAATCCTCCCCAGACCGGGCCATAGATATTGCCATCCGCATGCATGACCGACTGACCATTACCGGAATACACCACATTACCGGCAAAAAGATTGCCAGCAGCACTGACATTCCCACGTGCTGAAAAGTGTCCACCAACAACGTCGCCACCAGCATTAATATTTCCATTTGCTGAGAAGTTACCACCTACATTGACATTGTGGTTCATAAGGACGTCGCCATTGATGCCATTAAAGCTGAACGGCCTTAGAGTATTAAATGCCCCATCCGGATCATTCTGGTTTGTGACCAGCATGTAATAATTTGAGCCATCAAACCGGTGCAGCATTCCGATGCCTTTGCCACCAGTCGGACGAATGCGTAAATCCGGGTCTTCTTGAACTACTTTTCCGTATACATAAAGTTTGTTCGTGGTAAAACGGGCCGTTTTAACATTGTTTGTATAAACATCCATAGTTCCATCATCAGGACATAATAAACCTGTATCGGCGTCGCCAATATTTATGGAACCGTGATCGTCAGCAAAAACGCCTGTTCCGATATTTCCGATGCTCATATGTGTTGCTGTAAAAAGTCGGCCTCGGATAAAAGTGTCAGTCTCAAAGTGCGCGTCTTTATCAACAACAAGTGACCCAACTAAATGCGACGCTGCATTGATATTGAGATGACCGGCAACAATA